CAAGACGCAGGAGTACATCCCTGATTACGACGAAAGCAGAGCAAGAACAGAGCACCTAAAGGCTGAGTTGCTAGAGCTGGACAGGAAGCAGAAGGAAGGATTGTTAGTCCCAGCGGCAGATGTAGAAGCCAAGTGGATTGAAATCATCACCTTGGCTAGAACCAAGACGCTTGGTATTCCGAGCAAGGCGAAACAACGAATCCCAGATCTTGACGCTGGCGCAATGGTGACGTTGGAAGACATCGTGCGAGAAACGCTTGAAGACCTTGCTTCGGAGGCTGTGTAATGAGCGATATTAATAGCATCGGCAGGGCTGCACTTTTAGCTTTCAAGCCGCCAGAAAAACTGAGTCTTAGTGAGTGGGCTGATAACTATGCGTTCCTTAGTGCTGAATCAAGTGCTGAGGGTGGGCGATGGAGGACGCTGCCTTACCAGAAGGGGATCATGGATGCGATCACCGATCCAACTGTTGAACAGGTGACGGTGATGAAGTCAGCCAGGGTTGGCTACTCGAAGATTTTGAACCATGTGATTGGGTATCACGTCCATCAAGATCCAGCACCGATCATGTTGGTGCAGCCAACGATTGAGGACGCTCAGGGTTACTCGAAGGAAGAGATCGCTCCGATGTTGAGAGATACGCCGTGTTTAAAGGGGCTTGTTAGTGAGGCGAAGGCTAAGGATGGCGCCAACACGATTATGCAAAAGCAATTTCCTGGCGGGACATTGAGTCTTGTGGGGGCAAATTCACCAAGGGGATTCCGTCGTGTGAGCAGGCGGATTGTGCTTTTTGATGAGGTTGATGGCTATCCACCTTCGGCTGGAGCTGAGGGTGACCAGATCAAGCTGGGCATCAGGCGTACGGAGTACTACTGGAACCGAAAGATTGTTTCTGGCTCTACACCGACAGTCAAAGACTTCAGTCGGATTGAGCGGATGTACAGCCAGTCAGACATGAGGCGTTACTACGTGCCGTGTCCTGATTGCGGTCATATGCAGTATTTGCGGTGGGCAAATATCAGATGGACAGATGGTGACCCATCAACGGCGGCTTACTGCTGTGAAAAGTGTGGTGTTTTTATCCCGCATTCCAAGAAGCGTTGGATGGTTGAGCGTGGCGAGTGGCGCGGGACTTCAGATTTCAATGGCAAGCATGTTGGCTTTCATATATGGGCTGCGTATAGCTATTCGCCAAATGCTGCGTGGTCAAACTTGGTCGAGGAATTTTTAGATGCAAAGCACGATGCAGAGCAGCTAAAGACGTGGGTGAACACGATCTTGGGAGAGGTATGGGAAGACGAGTACGCGAGCAAAATCAGTGGCGAGTCTTTGATGGAAAGAGCTGCTGAGGAGAAATACAGACATGAGTGTCCTCCTGCAGAAGTTTTGTTACTCGTTTGTGGATGCGATTGCCAGGATGATCGATTGTCAATGAGTGTCTGGGGTTACGCGCGAGATGAAGAGGCTTATCTGGTTGATCGAGTTGTTTTGCATGGATCACCGTCACGACCAGAAGTATGGGCTCAGTTAGATGAGGTATTGCAAAACCCGTATGAGACGGAGGATGGCAGAAGTCTGAATATTGAGGTTTGCTGCATTGACTCTGGTGGTCACCACACCCAAGAGGTGTATGGCTATGCGCGAGAACGTGCGGCGATGGGTGTAATTGCCATTAAAGGTATGGGCCAGAAGGGCAAGCCACCATTAGGTAAGCCAAGCAAGGTTGATATTAATTTCAAAGGAAGAGCGATGAAAAATGGTGCTCAACTATTTCCAGTTGGCGTCGATGGAGTGAAGTCACTTTTGTTCGGAAGGTTGAAGCACAACGATCCAGGCCCTGGATATCTGCATTTTTATCCGACAGTCGGACCTGATTACTTCTCGGAGATAACAGCTGAAAGGCAGGTGCTGCGATATAGGAATGGATTCCCAGAAAGGGTTTGGGTCAAGAAAAGTCAAAGCCCAAACGAAGCATTGGATGAAATGGTCTATGCATATGCCGCATTACACCGTCTTTATCAGAAATTTGATCGCAGGAGCATCTGGGATCAGTTTGAGAAGCGTAATGAGCCTAAACAGGCAGCTCAGCTAGGATCTAAGCAGCAAAAACGGCCTAAACGCCGTAATTTCGTCCAAAGCTGGTAGTCCCGTGAACATCCCAAGCGAGATTAGGGCTGGCGACACCGTTAAGTGGAGAGATGACTCCGCTACGGATGTTTTCGGCAACGAGGTAAAAAGTGATGAATGGACTCTCAAGTATTACTTGAGGTTCAACAAGGGCAACGAGGCTCTTACTTCTACTGGCAGCGCATTCGGTACGGGCTGGGAATTTACGATTACAGCTGCTGAGAGTACAAATTTCGACTCTGGCACTTGGTATTGGCAGGCAGTTGCCACCAAAGGATCAGAGACTCTGACTCTGGGGTATGGGTCATTAACGGTTGAAGACAACCTTGCTTACACCAGTGGTCCTGGTGCGTATGACGGCAGATCGCAGGTCAAGAAAGATCTTGAAGCGATTCAGCTTGCGATTCGCACTTTGATTGCAGGTGGAGCAGTACAGGAATACAAGATTGGCAATCGCAACTTGAAGCGATACGACTTGCCTGATCTAATTCAGCTAGAGGCTCGATATAAGGCAGAAGTAAAACGTGAAGAGCAGGCTGAGCTTATGGCCAACGGCCTTGGCAATCCACGCAACATGTTCGTGAGGTTCAACTGATCATGGGTATTCGCACTCGCGTCATGGGTTTCTTGGGATTTGGCAAGCCAAACCCAGCTCGAATTTCTCGTCGGGGGTATAACGGCGCGATGGTGTCAAGGCTGACATCCGATTGGATGTCGACTCAAGCCAGTGCTGACGCTGAGATCAGAACGAATTTACGCAGGCTGCGTGATCGTTCACGCGAAATGGTGCGGAATAATCCGTACGCAAGGCAAGCGAAGCGCACAACACAGATCAATGTGATTGGCACTGGGGTCACGCTGCAATCACAGGTTTTGCAGTTAAGGGGAACGAAGCGCGACAACAGAATAAATAAGGAAATTGAGTCCAAATGGGAAGTTTGGAGTCGTGCCGTTCATTGCGACTGTGCAGGCCGGTATAGCTTCCATGAATTTGAATGGCTTGCTGTTGGCGCGATGTGCGAAGCAGGGGAAGCCCTTTTTCGCATTATTAGACAGCCATTTGGTGGATCTAAGGTGCCTTTGGCGCTTCAAATGCTGGAAAGTGACCTTTTAGATGAGGCTTACCAAGGCGGAACGCTTGCGAAGAAGAATGAATGGCGAAATGGCGTAGAGGTCAATGAATGGGGTCGTCCTGTTCGTTATGCGATTTTGACGCGCCATCCTGGTGACACTTGGTTCCAAGGAACGCCAGATCCAAACCGAAAGCATATTTTCTTGCCAGCTGATGATGTAATTCATCTGTTTATGCCGGATCGTCCTGGTCAAAACAGAGGTGTGCCCTGGTTCCATAGCGTGATGGCGGATGCACATCAACTGCAGGGTTACGAGGAAGCTGCAGTAATCCGCGCTCGTGCTGGCGCAAGCATTATGGGCTTCATCACCAATAACGAAGGTGAATTGATTGCTGATGACGTTGAGAACAACCAGCGAATCAGTGAGTTCGAGCCAGGCACCTTTAAATACCTGTCTCCTGGCGAGACGGTGAATGTTCCCAGTATTGATTCGCCAGACCAACAGTTTGAGATGTTTGTCAAAAACAAGGTCAGGCGCTTTGCGTCAGGTTTTGGTTGTTCTTATGAGACATTGTCTCGTGATTTCAGCGACACCAACTACAGCAGCAGCCGTTTGAGCTTGCTTGAGGATCGTGAGCATTGGCGTGTCGTGCAGAAGTATCTGGTGGATACATTCCACATGCGCGTTTATCGCGAGTGGCTGAATCTTTCAGTTCTATCTGGAGAGCTGCAATTTGCAGATTATGAGCTGCGTCCTGAACGTTATGACCGTCCACGTTGGATGTCTCGCGGTTGGAGCTGGGTCGATCCGCTGAAAGAAGTAAGGGCTTACCGCGAAGCGGAACAAGCTGGATACATGACTAAGGCCCAGATCATTGCTTATTCGGGCGGTGATTATGACGACAACATCAATGAATTAGCGCGAGAGCAAGAGCTTGCAGCCGAGGCAGGGGTGAAGTTGGACAAGGATCTTGATCTAACAGACGAGACTGTGCAGCTTGACTTGCTTGAATCAGTAGAGCCCACACGTAGGCGCGGTAATGGCAAACGTAAACGGAGTTGAAATCGACCTTATGCCTAATGAAGGCATGAGGAAAGAAGCTCAGCGTTATCGCGACTGGAAAGCCGATGGCGAAGGCGGCGGAACTGATGTTGCTCGAACCAGAGCAACTCAAATCCTTAGTGGCAATGAGCTGTCTGCTGACACTGTCATCACAATGTCAGCTTGGTTTGCGAGGCATTTAGTTGATAAGCAAGGGCAGGGATATAGCCCTGGGGAAGATGGATATCCAAGTAATGGTCGCGTTGCATGGGCGGCATGGGGAGGTGATCCAGGCAAGTCATGGTCAGATGCACGCGCTGAGAGAATAAAAAAGGCCAGAGAGCGTGCTCATGAAAATGGGCATAATGGGAGCAAAACATCCCAATCCGAAGACACCATCACCACCAAAGCTATGGAACCTGACACTCAAAGAGCTGAACCAGATGAGCTAAAAGTGGGAGATTATGTTTCCTGGAATAGCTCTGGTGGTCGTGCAAACGGTTTGATTGAAGAGATTGAACGCGATGGAAGCATCGATGTTCCTGACTCAGATTTCACAATTAACGGCACCGCAGAAGATCCTGCTGCTTTGATCTGTCTTTACAGGGACGGAGAAAAGACCGAAACTCGCGTGGGGCATCGCTTCAGCACTCTCACCAAGATTGATCCAATCCGTGAGGTTGAGCCTGAGTTGATGGCAACTCGCGACATGCTCGGTGAGCTAATGCAGCGTGCCGAAACGTCTGAGATCCGTGGACTGGATGATCGGACTTTTGAGTTTCCTTTCAGTTCTGAATATCCGGTAAAACGGTATTTCGGCAATGAAGTGCTCAGTCATGAAGATGGCGCACCTGATTTCATGCGTCTAAACGATGGCGCTCCGTTTCTTTTTAACCACGACCCAGACAAAGTTCTTGGTGTTGTTGAGCGGGCTTATCTAGACGATGAGAAAAAGCGTGCATATGCAAAAATCCGCTTTTCGCGCTCTGATTTTGCCAAACAGTACTTAGATGACGTTAAAGACGGCATTCTTCGTGGCATTTCGTTTGGCTATTCAATTGATGATGCTGAGCAAAGAGAAGATGGAATTGTTGCTACTCGATGGAGTGTGCACGAATTGAGCCTTGTCTCAATTCCAGCAGACCCCACAATTGGTATCGGACGCTCTCTTCTTTCGCAAGAATCAACTATGCCTGAAACCTCACAACCTAAAGCTACTACTATTGCTAATGAAGATCCTGTTGCAGAACAGGAAAATCGTTCAGCGGTCCTGACCGCACCAATCCCTACTCCTGTTATGGAAGAACAAACTCCAAACCTGGAGGTGATCCGGTCGGAGGCCAAAAAGGCCGAAAAGGACCGTGTCGCTTCAATCTCAGCCCTGGGAGCCCAGCACAGCATGGGTGACCTAGCGCGTCAGCTCATTGATGGAGACAACTCTCTTGATGAAGCGCGTGCTGCATTCCTCGAAAAAATCGGAACTTCTCAAGTGGAACAGCCAATTCGCTCCACCGATGTCACATCTAACGACATTGGTCTTTCTCAAGCCGAAGTCAAAAACTTCAGTTTTGTTCGCGCTCTAAATTATCTCGCGAACCAAAACGATGCTTCAGCACGTCGTGATGCTGAGTTTGAGATTGAAGTAGGCGAAGCTGCTGCTAAGCAGTACGAGCGTTCTTCTAACGGCATCGTGGTTCCTAACGAGGTTCTGCGCCGCGACTTGAACGTCGGCGCAGCAACTGCCGGTGGCAACCTTGTTGACGATGTACTGCTCTCAGGTTCGTTCATCGACCTGCTCCGCAACCGTCTCGCAATTGCTCAGGCTGGCGTCACCACGCTGACCGGGCTGCAAGGCAACATCTCGATTCCACGTCAGTCTTCCGCTAGCACCGCTTACTGGGTTGGCGAATCTGCATCACCTTCTGAATCACAGCCTGCTGTGGATCAGGTCAACATGAGCCCCAAGACAGTTGGTGCTTTTGTTGATTACTCACGTCGTCTGCTGCTTCAGTCAGACATCAGCGTTGAGTCAATGGTTCGCAACGACCTTGCTCGTGTAATTGCACTTGAGATTGATCGTGCTGCCATCTACGGCACCGGTTCTTCTAACCAGCCTTTGGGTCTAACCAATACCACCGGCATTGGTTCACAGACCATCAGCACCTTCGGAACCTTCGCCGAGTACATCGGCATGGAAACCGATGTTGCAACTGCAAACGCTGATGCTGGCTCACTGCGCTACATCATCAACGCTGCTGCCCGTGGCGCACTGAAGAGTACTGAGAAGGCTTCCAACACCGCTCAGTTCGTCTACGAAAACGATCAGATCAACGGTTACCCCGTAATCGTTTCCAACCAGCTCGCTAACAACGACGCTCTGTTTGGTGACTTCTCCATGATGATCATGGGCATGTGGTCTGGTCTCGACCTGACGGTTGATCCTTACGCTGGCGCAACTGCTGGAACTGTTCGGATCATCGCCCTGCAGGATCTTGACATTGCAGTCAAGCAAGCTGGCGCATTCTGCCTTGGCACCTGATAACAGGTGACTTGTTCAATCGTTTCTGACTCATGAAGATTGAAATTCTGAGACAGGTAATGATCTCCGGGGAGTCCGTTTCGGCGGGCTCCATTTTGGAGGTTGAATACCAGCAAGCTGCAACTTTGATCAATCTCGGCAAAGCTGTCGAGTTTAAGGGAGAAGTTAAAGCTTCGGTTGAAGAGCCTGCAGTCGAAGAAGCGCCTTCTGAAGAGAAGGCCCCTAAGCCAAAGACCACTACTCGCAAGAGGACTAAGGAATGAGCATCGGCAACACTCGCAGAGCCACAACTCTGCTCACATTCATCGCGAATGATGTGACCGCTTCAACCAAGACTGGATCTGCAGTCGACCTGCAGGACTATGAGGGCGATATCGCTCTTAGTCTTGATGCTGAGGCAGGCGGTTCAGGCATCACTTATGCAGTAAAACTGACTGAAGCTGACACCAGTGGTGGTAGCTACACGGATGTTTCTGGCGCTGCATTTACTACAACCACTGCTAATACTGCATTGGTTGAGCAGCTGGTCGTCAACAGCGACGAGACCAAGCGATTCATTAAATGTGTCGTGACAGTTGCTGGTGGCTCCGGTACAGGCGCAGTTAGCGTCCTGGGCCTTGCAGCTCCTAAGTACGGCTGATTTGTTTCATAACCCCCGGCAATCCGGGGGTCTTTTTTTTTATGGCGATTTCATTTACAGAAGATCTCGACGCTTTCTTTGATACGCCTGGCTTTACGGTCCCAGTCGTTCAAGGATCAACTACAAGTGTTGGCTACTTTGAATCGCCTAACGAAATTATTGC